GAACATCTTCGAATGTTTGAGCAGCAAGACACTTCTGATATATCACTTCCTCGTCTGAGTTAAGTGGAATACTTGCGATATCACCAATCTTACCTCGAAGATTCAATCGGTCAATGAATTTGAGAGATGCTACATCTTTTCCAGCAATAGCAAAGAAGTCATGTTCGACAAGGATTGTGTATGCCTTTCGGAAAACACGAGGAAGACCAGGATATGTATCCTTAATCATGCGCTCGATTCGAATATCTTCAACAATGTTACACACATCAAATGGGAGGCTACCACATGCAGCCTTAAAATCTTCGATTGCCGTTGCTGGCGTATAAAGAGCATGACCAACTTCGTGGCCGATTAGCATGTCTGTAACATCTTGACCGCGGTCTTTCCAAGTAGGCAATCCGAGCACACGATTCTTAACATCGAAATAAGCCGTCTTCATGTTACCATGAGTTACGGTGATATTCTCTTTAGCAAGCAGGCGAGCCAAAGTGGATTTGTTTTCTGTGTTTTTGGTTAATTTCATAGTATAGGTCTTTCTCAATCTTATATGTATATTATATCCTATTTTAAGGGTTTTGTAAACATCTTTATCTTATTGACTATCAAAGGGTTATGGAACTCATTTTTACATTTCAGTAAAAGTCCTAAGTTGTTGATAGTCAGCATATTAAAAGTCATTCAAAGATGGTTCCAATTCACGAATCAATTCCCTCTCTCTTTGGTAAGCATTCTTGCGACCACGGATGACTTCCAAAATCTCATAGTAGATTGTCTCGTCACTCTCACGAATGCAGTTACACATCGTCCAGTCTTTATCTTCATTCAAAGCACGTGAGATATGTTTCTGAACACGAATCTTTACAGACTTCCAGTATCCACGACCAACAGCAACAGTCAATCCAACATATATCTCATCACCTATAGTCACTCGATAGATGATATAGTTTCTGTCGTTTCTTTTCTTTCTCACTGTCATAATAATATTATAACATATGATCAGCGATTAGTACAGGAGTTTAAACCCTTGAGTATTAACTGGTTACGAAGTTTGAGGCGAGGAAGCCTAAAAAGTCATAAGTCATTGACTGTCAATGATTCATGAATCATATCCAACTCATCAATCAGTTCACCATAGTCTTTGGTGTATTTCAGATCAATTCCATATGACTTTGAGAACTCTGGGGCTATCACACCACAGAAGAACGTCTCAAATAGATCTGTTGCCGACTTATCATCGGATTTACTCAGCATCGATTCTAGATGGAGTCTGGTGATATTGAAGGTATCTGCTTCTCTTCCTTTGATCATTATCCTGCGATTATTATATGGGTTCTATCCTATTGATTATCAATGACTTACAAACTATATTCTACTGTTATAGATGTTCTAAACCACTGACTATGAACAACTTGCACTAGAGAAGTTATTGTGCTTCTTGAATTCAATCTTGGCTGGGAATTTTCCATCAAGTAGATCCTGCTTATGTGAGATAATAAAGACATTTGAATCATCCCTTAGAGTGTACAAGATCTTTATCAGATTATCCACACCATCCGTGTCGAGTGACGAATCAAATGTTTCGTCCAAGATTAAGAGGTTCGTATTAGCCGAGTTCTTCATCTTAGCGATATGGCGCCAAGAGAATAGAAGGGCTAGATCGATTCGCTGTTTCTCTCCTTCTGAAAAGGAAGAATAAGAAAAGTCATCTCTGTGTCGAGACTTGATCGTCTCATTGAATGATTCATCAAGGGTGAATGATACGAAGAAGTCTAAAATCTGAAGGTGTTGATTAATCAACTTATTCATGACAGGAAGATATTCACGAATGATCTTTGTTTTAATACCTGTATCCTTTAACAGTTCGAAGATCGCTTCGATATATGTTCTAACATGAGCCTGAGATTGTTGTTGCTTCTCAAGGTTTTTGATATGGTCTTCATTATTACTCAACTCCTCTTCAGACTCTGTGGTATCAATGGATTTGATATCTGAATTAGATTCCATGCTTTTGATTTGATTTACACAATGCTGAATCGTGCCTTCATTCATTCGAACATCAGTCTTAATCTTATTCAATTCATCCTGTTCTTGTTTCAGAGTATTCAGTTTATCTTGCAGTGTTTCAAGCTCATTATTAATACCTTTAAGAGAATCATTGATAGTTGTAGCACTCTTCTCAATATCATTCCTCTTATCAGTCTTTAGATCATCACTAATTAACTGATCACACGTTGGGCAGCAATCATTCTTTTCATAAAACTTAGCTTGCTTAACAAGTGTTTTGATATCATGATTATGTGTAGTCTTACTCGAATTTAATGTACCCTGATTTAAAACAACATCGTTAATGGACTCACTTAAGGCAGGCCACGCATCATCAAATTGTTTCTGAAGACTTTCATTGCGTTGCTGCATCAGATCGGCTTCATCTTTCAATTCTTGAATCTTCTTTTCATTCTTAACAGTTTGCTTCAGATCAATATCTTTAAGCTCTGTAATATGTTTTTGCTGAAGTCGGATCTTCTCGCGGGTAATGTTCATATCATTAACCGTATTATTAAGATCATTCTTTAACTTTGAGTATCTTTCCTTGGTAAGAACATTCATCTTGGTGAAGATTCCGATATCAAGTAGATCTTCAATCACACTGCGCCGTTGTGCAGCTGGCAGTTGCATAAATGGAATGAAACTACTTGAACCCAGAACTACAACCTGATGGAATGACTTATGATTTAGTTTTAAGATATTACTCTCAAGAACTTTCTGATAATCACGTGTATGAGATTCTTGATTCAACAATTTATCGTTCTGATAAATCTGGAATGCGCCAGGTCTAATAGATCGAAACACTCTATACCTATTACCTCCAACACTGAATGTGACCTCAACCTCACAGTTCTTACCGTTAATACTATTCACCAGTTGAGGCTTATTAATATTGCGGTGAGGTTTTCCAAACAATGCAAAGGATAGAGCATCAAGCATTGTTGATTTACCTGCACCATTAGACCCAACCACTAGTGTAGCGGAATCTTTATTGAGTTGGATTGTTGTTGGGGTGTTTCCTGTACTAAGGAAATTTTTATACTTTAGTGTTTCAAATACGATCATTATATATCTGTCATGTTTTGTGCTTCAACATAGAGTTCATGCATTAACTTCTTTAGAATCTCTTTATTCAAATCTGTTTCGGTTGAATCAATGTAACTATTCAATAGTGTGGGAGTGTCTGCCGTATTAACTGAATCATCGTCTACGTTATCACCTAGATATTCTTCGAATGATTCAGCGACTTTAATCTCAAATGGTTCAAAGCGTTGAAGTTTATCAAACCACTTATCGAATTCATATAGGTTCTTCTTATTGAGAATGATAACCTTAACATAGGTATCTTTAAGTTTTTCTGAAATATCTGGCTTATTAGTTTCATCATATATTAACTTATGAAACATAGTATCGCAATTTTCAACAGGTGTTAATTCCCTTGTCTCAGTATCAAGTACATGAAAGTATTTCTGCTCATTTGCATCAGCGAAGGTCAATTGAAGTTGAGTGCCAAGGTAGTGAATGTTATTCCTGCTACTCTTGGTGTGATAGTGACCTGACATAACCAAATCGAACTTATCGAATGGTTTTGTTTCCATACCATGTGTAGCCTTAACACCACGCATCATATCAAATCCATCCAACTCAAGGTGTCCTGCTAAGACAGGTGCCTTAGTTTCTTGTATGGACTTGAGTGAATCTTCCCTATTCTCATCACACATCCAAGGTAATAGTAGTATATCAAGGCTATCATAAGATGCTACAGTCGGTTCAGTAACAACGTTGATGTTCTCATACTGTTCAAGTATCTCACTAAGAGAATTCAACTCATTAGTGTTCTTGTAATACACATCATGATTGCCAAGGATGATATCCATGTGAATATCATGTTCTTCAAGCTTGGAAATAAAGGTCTCATAATTATGCTTAAGAACTTTGAAGTTTACATACTTGCGGTGCTCGAAGTAATCACCCAAATGCAATATCTTGGTAATTTTATTCTCGATGAGATATGGAAAGAATGTGTTATCATAAAACCTTGCCGAATAATCGAGGAAGAGATTAGAACCATTTCTAACACCTGCATGTGTATCATTAATTATTGCTAATTTCATTATCTACAATAATATAGAAATTCTCAAAAGAGTCAACCTTCTTTTTCTTAACTCTCTCTTTTCTCTTTATCTCTTTACCAAACTCCTTAATCTTATCATCCTTGGCGCGATTCATTTGACTTTTATATCGAACTTGTTCAACAATTGAGTTTGAATCGCAATGACCATTGAAGTCTGCAAAAGCATCGGCACCAGCATATGCAATATATCTCTCTTTAATATCCTGTTGCTTCTTTTCTTTAGCTATACGTCGAAGAAATGCATAGTATGATATTTGAGTGAAGTAGGCAAAGGCATTGGGTAATCCAGTACGAGTAGCCTTCTTTACGTCATAGTTCATAATTGCTTTGATACAATTCTCGACAGCATCCATAACCATCTCTTCACGATATGTGTATGAGTAGAAGTTTGGCTTGTGTGATAAACCCTCTGCGATTTTCAAGAAGCAGGAACCGATATAGTGAGTCACAATAGGCTCATTTACTTCTTGTTCCTTAGCTTCATTTACTGAAGTAACATAATCAACTACAGCTTGAGAGAATTCTTTGTTATTTACATAGTGGTGTTTTGCACGTTTCATTATATACTATAATATAGATTTTAACTGAAATGTAAAGACTAAAGTTTAATCTTCGCATCATGATTGAAAAGAAATACTCTAATTGTTCTCAGGCTTCCAATTGAATCGATTAGAATGCTCACTTGGAATTTGTTCATCGAGTTCACCAAAAATATCATCATCCATATCAAATAGTGATTCCATTTGTTCATCGACCTCATCTTGATTTGATCTACACATCATCAAATATTTCATGTAATGCGCTTTTAACTCAAATGGGGCGTCGGCGCGACTTACTATATTAGAACAGTTAAGTTCTGTTAGATCATATGCTGATGTAATATTCCAATTTGTTAAGTGATAATCATCGGTGTAAACTATCTGTGCCGGAAGTGCAACATATGTGACATTATTATCAGATTCCAACTGTTCGGCCACGATGTAACTTCCATCGGTAAGCCGATATGTAAATATCTCTGTTTCCAGTATCTTTTCTAGCATGTCTTTCATAATATATTCATCTATATTTATAATAGAGGTACTTCGTGTATTTCGTAACTGAAACCTTCTTTATTGTAAATCTTTACTCTTTCAACCGCATGATTTAGTGTGTAGTTTTTCCTCTTCTTCCAAGATAGATCATCAGCTAGATCATACACAACGGTCCCCTGACCATTCTCACTCTTTCTCAAACCTCGACCAATGGATTGAAGAACCCGAATCTGTGATTTAGATGGTGATGCAAATATAATGTTATGAAGATTGCGAATATTAATTCCTGTGGAGAATGTACCCACACTTGCAACAATTATGGCATTCTTCTCCTTCTCTGTCACTGTACGAATCTTCTCTCTTTCTTCAGCATTCACTGATCCAGATACGAAGAAGACTTTCCTTTTACCAGCCCTATCTCTTATCTGTTTGAATAGAGGCTCTCCATGTTTCTTCACGAGATTATAAAGAACTAGAGTATTACCTGTTTGATCAAGTGCTAAGTTGGTGATGAATCTATTTCTCTGTTCGTGAGCAGCAATGAAACTAATTTCATCAGCATATGTCTGCTTACCAAATGCTTTTCTAACTTTATCACTATATTTAAGTACAAGAGATTGAATCTTGAGGTCGGCGAGTGTGTCAGATTCAATGAGAGATTGTGTAGTTGTTACCTTATACACTTGACCAAAATTACCAGTGAGTGTTAATTCATTGACTTGACCACCATCTAAAGTTCCAGTCGTGCCGATTCTCATCTCAGCATTAACTAATCTACTCATGATAGTTGTGAGTGACTTAGCCTTGAATGTATGAGCCTCATCTCCAATGACACATCCAAATTGTTCAAACCACAATGTGGGAAGTTTAACAGCACTCTGCCAAGTTGTGATAAGAACCGATTGATCAAATGTCTTTTCTTTACCAGAATAGATTCTATGAACATCATCTTCAACATCAAAGTCTGGATCATCACTTGAGTAGTCAGCGAAATCCTTATACATCTGTTCGACCAGAGATGTTGTGGGAACAACGATTATAACTTTTTTATCAAGCTCCTCTTGTAAATAGTATCGAATCAGCATATAGATGATAAGAGATTTACCCGAACCAGTTGGAGAAACTAGGATAGCCTTACCATTATCAGTAGCAAATTCAAATGCTCTCTTCTGATAGTCTCTAGGCTTAATAGGATTACCTCCACCACAGAGTGACAATCCATCAACAAACTCTTCATCATAAGAGAATCTATTCTGTATGTCTGGCGCAAGATTCACTTGATAACTCCTATCCTTCGCAAACTGAAGCACCTCATTCAATAAACCTGATGGAATGGTACTGTTCATACGATTATATAAACGCACTTTTCCATCCCACATCTTATTACGATAGCTAGGCATGAATTTATACCCAGGTGCATAGAATGTAAAGAACTCCGAGATTTCNTGANNAATATGCCTGAGTCTTCTGAACCCAAATATAAGGTGGCTTCATTCTTTTTCTCT